CTATTATACAAGATGCAGAAGCAGATGCAATGTTGTCAGGTTATGACACAAGACATTTTTATACTCTTTCAACAGATGAAAATGGGCAAGTATGTTTAATACGAGCAGACACTACGATGATAGAAGCGAGCACTACTCATTTATCTACTTCGTTAGATGATGAAATGTGTAAACCATTACGCAACGGTTACGAAGGTTATTTATTAGGTGATGGTTTTCCGCCTAATGGAAATCCATTTGGTTGCGGAATGCGTTTCCCAGAAGAGTCTGTCAAGGGTGATTATTTTTTAAGAACTGATATGGTACCAAATAGATTATTTGGATTTGATGGCAAAAAATGGAAAAAGGTAGAAGACAACGTGCGTATGACTCTTACAAATTACGATTGGCGCTATACACAAAAAGGTACATTCATTAATAATACAAACACTAATGAAATATGTGGTGAAGTGATTGAAGAACGACAAAGTTTAAGTAAAGCTCTTCGTCCTAAAGCGGATATGCCTTATTTAGATAATCCAGAAGATTGCGGTAGTGATACACCAGGCAAAAGGAGTTAACCATTTTACATTTTTACGATGGGCAAATCCGCCGATATATAAAACAAATGATTAGATTAATGTCTCACTTTTCATATAAAGATGGTGATGGTGAGCTACAGAGAATACCAGTTACATACGGTGATATGTCTAGAATGGCAGCATCTATGTTGAAGGATGGATCAGAAGCTGTAACGGCTACTGTTCCTAAGATGGCTGTATACATTACTAATCTAGAAGTAGATAGAGATAGAACATCAGATTCAACATTCGTTTCTAAAATGCAGATTAGAGAGCGAGCCTTTGACAGTAATAATAAAGAATATTTAAATAAAGAAGGTAGAAATTATACAGTTGAAAGACTAATGCCTACTCCATATAAATTGTCTATGAATTGTGATATATGGACAAGTAATACAGATCAAAAATTACAAATACTTGAACAAATTTTAGTATTATTCAATCCAAGTATGGAAATCCAAACTACAGATAATTTTATAGATTGGACATCGTTGACAGTTGTTGACTTGGATCAAGTTACTTTTTCTAGTAGAACTGTAGGTGGAGGATCAACAGAATCTGAAATAGACATTGCTGCGCTAAGTTTTTCTACGCCTATATACATTTCTGCTCCTGTCAAAGTAAAGCGAATGAACATTATACATACTATTGTAACATCAATATTCAATGAGAGCAAGGGAAATATTGAAGCTGGCGAAACAATGCCTGAGTTGTTAGCGTGGGCGACGGATCATGCGTATAAGAATGATACGCAAACTCGCCCTGTCGTTGATGAAGATGGTAATGTAACATATGAAACCGAATATCTACACGGTAGCAGACAAGAGCATGATGCTGTGTCATGGAGTACAACCCTGAATAACTATGGGCTACAGGTTCTGAATGGTGAAGCTAGATTGATAGATGTAGAGAACACTGGTATACTGAATTGGGATAAGTGGATAATGATACACGGTAAGCCTGAGTGCTATGAGCCTGGTATGACAGAATTGAAACTGTATCGCAATGATTACCAAACTGAAATATCTGGAACAATTTCTATCAATGATAAAGATAATAAAGTATTAGAGATAAATTGGGATCAAGACACACTGCCTGGTGATACAGTCATAACAGGCCCAACTGGTGACAAGACTAAGATAAATTATATTATAAATCCTTTAGTAACAAACCCACAGGAAATGAAAGAGCCTGGCTTGCGTTTGCTGTTATTGAACGAATCTATAGGTGCTAATAAAAATATTGATGGCGCTGATGGTTGGAAAAATACTGACGGCACAGATTTTGTAGCAAGTGAAAATGATATAGTAGAATGGAGTGGATCAAAGTGGTATATAGTATTTGATGCTAGTGAATATCAAGAAACAGATCCTGTGTTCATAACTAATCTATATACAGGCATTCAATATAAGTTTGAGAATTCAGAATGGTTATTGAGTTATGATGGTGAATATATCAATGGTACTTGGAGGATTGCATTCTAAAAAGTTTATATGAAACAAATAATATGCAGTGGCGCTCTTTTTTTCGCTCTGCAGACAAAAAGATTTTTATTTTTACATCGTGCTAGAAGTAAACATTCTAATACTTGGGGATTAGTAGGCGGTGTAAATGAAGATAAAGAAACTCCGTGGACCGCATTAGAAAGAGAAATTCAAGAAGAGATTAGCGAAACTACAATCAAAAAAGCCATTCCATTAGAAACATTTGTAAGCTCAGACTCACATTTTGTATTCCATACATATCTTTGTTTAGTAGATGATGAATTTATTCCAAACCTTAATGACGAACATAATGGGTATGCTTGGGTTAGTTACCGCAAGTGGCCCCGTCCGTTACATCAAGGTTTACGAAATACTTTAGGAAATAAAATCAATCAAGCTAAATTAGACACTGTCCTGCGTCTCATCGACTGTATCTAAAGGACGATTTTTAAGGTGCTTGACTACAACATCTTCGACAGCATTGAAATACATTTGTTCCATCTGATCTAAGAAGTTATACATATGCTGCATGGTTGGCGCCTTGCCTTCTTTTAGTAAATGGTTTACACTTTCAATGTATTCAATACAATGCACTCTTGCAACTAATGGATGAATACCTGCCCATTCTAAACTTTCTTGTGTGCCTCTAGGTATTTGTCCAGTTGCACTCATCTCTTCTAATGCTCTACGAAATGCTCCACGAATACGCTCTCGTCTATCATTCTCACGAATCATTTCTGGTGGAATTTCTTCAGGTATATTGAAATTTTTCTTTAGGGCGTCGATTTGTTCTTGGTAATGCTGTAGTTCTTCCATAGCATTTTTAATAACATTTTGTGAAGAAAGGAGTCCTGCTTCTAATTCGTCTGCTTTTAGTAATGAGAGTTCGTCGTCTTTTTCTCTTAGTTTAGCAATCTTAATTTCATTCTTTTTGTGTCGAAACCAAGTTTCGCGTAAGGCATGCATTCTATTCTGTTGTTGTAGAGCGCATTGTTGAATCCAAACAAGAGGGGTTTGTCCGGAATATTGTAAATCAGCTACAGTTGTTTCGTGATTTTTTGCGATGCATAGTTCTGCAATTTGTTTTTCTACTACGGGTAGTGTAGCCTCTAACTTCTTTGCAATGTCTTGAGTGGATTTGTTAAAATCCTGTAATTGTAATTCATTCATTAAGCCTCTATATAAATTATTGATAAGATATCATACTGTGCCATTTCATAGATATATCTAATGATTGTGTACTGGCAGTTACCGTAGTGTTCATAGAATCGGCTTGTATATACCGTATAGTATCTGAGCCAGCAAGTAAACCGCCAGAAAAAGCTATAGTATCGCCATCTGTTGTGGCTCCGCCTCTGTTATGGTTTGATGCCAATGTTACGGGCCAAGTTGCTTCTACACCTGTGTCATCAAATGGTATTGCTGTTACTGTTGTATTGGCTACGAATACTGCGTCAGGACCTGTTGAAACTGCTGATCCAAATTGTGCAATCCCAACTAATGATGTTCCACCTTTGACTTGTGAGATAAAATTAGTACCTGTCCCGCCAGTATGATCAGCAATATTTATCACTTGTAAAATTTGGAATCCTCCAACAGTGTTTTCTCTATAGAAAGCTGCATTCCCATTTCCGCAACCTATAGGGCTTCTTCCGCCTGTAGTTAAATTTCCTTGTGCAACGAGTGTGGCATTGGAAGAATAATGAATAGCCTCAATCTCGCTCTGAGGGTTATTAGTCGCTCTTTGTCCTCCAATATGCCAGTGTGAGTTAGCCCTACTTGCAGTTCCAATTCCAAGTTCTCGCCCTATTGATAATACAGGACTAGCAGTTTTAGCAACCGTAAAACCTGAGTCAGCTCTAAACTGCTCTATAGTATCAGTATTTGTGCTAACTGAATCTTCACCGCCAGATGCCATAACATCTACACCATCTGTAGAAACTGCAGATCTAAATTTGCCTCTAGCAGTTGGTTGATCAAAAGTTGTTACTGCCGGATTAGTATCATCGAATTTATAACCTTTATAATACCGTCGTATATGGTTATTAAACTCATCTTGTCCATTTAATACAGCATAGTTTGTCACATAACCATGCCCATCCATATATTTACATTCTTC